CCCGTTCCTTTAGTCGGCATTTGCGTCCTCTTAAGAGGATGAACGATCCGTTCCGTGTCGGCTTACTTGCGCCTTGAGTGTATCAAGGTGAACGATTGTGTTAATACTAACACAGTTATATTATATAGTCAAGTAGTACACTTTTAAAGCTGTCTACCATGTTGATCAACTAAACCAAGTTTCTTTATCTGGGCAAAATTAGATTTCTCATTCTTCTTAATCTTCTTATACTCTTTAAGTAACTGTTCTACTTGTGCATTAGATATCTTAACTTTCAATTCATCCTCACCTTCCTTATCAACAAAACCAAGTCCACTCTTTTCAGTTGCTTCTTTAGAATCTACATAATCATTAATGTTTTCTTGTATCTCATCCCGAATAAGTTGAGTTATCTGAGCTCTTAATACATCATCATTCATTTATTATCCTCCGTTGGCTTACGTTTCCTTTTCTTTCTGGGTGGTGGAGCACTCTTAATATTACCCCACATTTTAGGATTCATTGTACCAGAAGTCCATTTCATATCTTGAATAACATTCTTTTTGAATGTATCCCAATAGGAATCAAAGATAGGCACTCTATCACCCATAACAATATCCTTCCATTCTCTTTCACCATCTTTACATTTTATAAGATATGAAGTAGTTGGAAGAGATTTATCCTCAGCAGCTTTATCATCACATCCAGTAAGGATAACAACAACACTACTATCCTTCATCCTAGAAACTTGTTCTTCAGTTAAAGCAACTGTAGTTGTCATGAACGACCACCCCAATGAATATCTGGATAAGCTTCTGCAATAGTTTCCTGAGTTAACTTATACTTAGATGTTAATTTTTTATCTTTTGTTAGACAAATTAATTCAGCTTCTTCAGCATGAAGTCTCTCAAGTAATTGAATAAACATACTCTCTCTTCTCAATGATGGAAGAGGATCATTACCACCCTTCACATAATGATAAAGATTTTTATACTCTGAGGTTAACTGGTTATGATCCGTGCCCTTTGGTGCCTCATTGGGATTGTAAGGTACTTGTCCATCAGGAAGCATACTCTTAACACTCTCATCATAATTCCATATCAATACCGCACGAATGGCAGGGGAATCATACTCTTTCAACAATTCAATTTTCTTTGCCTTAGATCTTGCCTTTGATACCGCATCAAGTATCTCAGTTATCAAGGGATTGGGTGGCAACTTCTTAGTCTTAGTAACCATGATTAATCATCATCCTCCAAATAATAATCGTTTTCTTCTAATACAACACGTACTGCTGTTAAATCTGTTTTAATCAAGTTCCCGTCTTGATCATACATCTCAGGATGAGATGAAATTTGTGCATTCTTTAGTGTAACATAGTCAGACCACTTATCGCAAGCGAACCAACCAATAAAAGCACCAAGAATCATACCGAGAAGAGTTCCACCTATACAAAAGAGAGCTGAGTAAACCAACGTTACTTGTACTGATGTAAGCATTAGTAGATATCCTATCTAAGTTTATTTAGTGAGTTTTTTACGATTCCTAGAACCCTTTCTTCTGCCAGGTTTTTTATCGTTTTTATATTTAAAAACATCACTGACGATGGATTCAAGATACGTTTTTATTTTTCTCGCCATAGGTTTACCTAAGTAACCATATGACTCTCTAATTTGTTTATGTTCATTATCACTACCACCTTCAATATACAAATTTAATTCATCAACAGTTAATTCTATACTATGAACTGTGCTACTACCAATAAACTCATCAACCATAGGCCCAGTCAATCTATTTGATGTTAGATAACTATACATGTCAAAAGTAAATGTTTGTCTTAAAAACACATCATCAATAACATGTTCCACCATATCATAAATGTTTGAATCTATAGGAATTTTTTTCATTAGTCTGAATCGTTTCATTAGATAATACGTTCCTCCCTTAGATATTTTACAGATTCCATACACCCGCCAAGTTTCTTACCATCCATAACAACTTGTGGGAAGGTAGATCCTTGACCAAATTCGGCATAGAACTCTTCTCTAGTAAAGTTATCATCTAATTTGTATTCTGTAAAGGCTAAATCTTTACCAAGAAGAATTTGTAGTATAGAAGAGCAATATGGACACCCTTCTTTTGTATAAACAGTAAAATTCATATGAGTAGAAGTACTAAAAAATATATAGAAATAAATTTATGTTGCGAAAATTGATGGTATGTTATCAAACACTGATAAATAATGATAGAATAACTGAAGGAGGCCCAGAGATGAATCCAAAGTTCTTTATTATGGGACTCATTTAATATGGAGACTATCAATGCATAACCTAATTTCACACAACCAGTTAGCTGGTTGGAACCAAAACATTAGACACCTTGAACAAACACTAGACAACGCTAACGAACAAAGTCAAATAGTCAACGATTATTATACATGTCTAATAGAATACGCAGAAGATAGTCACCGAGACCAAATATGTAAAACTATCCTAAAGGAATAGTTATAAAGAGTAGGAGGTAAAACTCCTACTCTTTTTTTAATATAGCCCTCCAAAATCTCTACGAACTTCCAGTTCAATAGTATCAAAAATTCTATTTAAAGATCTTGACATCTGACGATATCCAGAACCAACATACATCTGACCAGCAAATACCGATACAGTAGCAAGACCCCAGAAGATATAATAAAACTTAGACTTAACTTGATTTCTTTGTTTCTGTCTCAATGTTCCCCATTGAGGTATTGGGGGTGTTTCATAACGATTGTTCATAATTAATCATCCAAATCTGGTAATTTTTTTTCAACCCAATGATCTGAGTTGTCTATCCCTGCTGCTTTAACATACCTCATAATATGTTCATCAATCTGATGATAAATTGGATGTAAATCCAAATCCATATTAATATCATGTGCTATCTGAGTAACTTGTGCCTCAGTAAAGCAATGATCAGGATGTAATAGATCACAACATGGTATTCTTTTTTCGATCAATTCATTTAAGTTGATACGAATTTCATAATCTCTGTATACAGGCACTATTCTTCCTCAAGTGTTTTATTACGTATGACTATTCTATCTCCTTCAATAAAGAATTGTAGGATGTCATCATGATCCCAACATAACTCCTCGTATAACATGTTGAGTGTTGTCATATCTTCGTACATATCAGAAGGTTCTTCATCCCTAAAAACATGTTCGTCTGGTTCTAAATTGCCATGCATTTCAGACATACCTTTGTAGTTCCTTTAGTATATATTGATATGCAGCTACTATATCACCTTTTTCTTTTCTGAACAAGTCCTTATCATAACTTTCAGAGGTTCCCTCTTTCCAGAGTCGCATTCCGTCAGGTGATAGTTCATCAGCCAAGAGTAAATTTTCGTCAGCATCGTATCCAAACTCCAATTTAAAATCAACAAGTGTAAGACCTATATCACGAAAGATCTTTGATAGTATACCATTAACTTCTCTAGCAGTATATTCTAGATCTTCTAGAACATCACCATAACCCATCAATTTAACTCTATCTTCTGTAAGTAAAGGATCATCCTTCTCATCATCCTTTAGATAATACTCAACCAAAGGCCAGTTAATAACCTTACCTTCTTCAAGAGTAGTCTGTCTAACGATAGAACCAGCAGCAATATTTCTAACTACAACTTCTATTGGAATAATATCTACCTTCTTACAAGACATTATTCTTTCAGGAATCCTATTAAGATAATGAGTCTTGATTCCACGTTCCTCTAATTTCTTAAAGAGTAATGCAGAAATCTCCATACAAACTTTTCCTTTTCCTTCAGGAAAATCTATCCTCCTACCATTACCAGCAGTAACCTTATCCTCATATTGTATAAAGACTTTATCGGGTTCAGATGTTGTAAAGACAGTCTTTACTTTTCCATGTGTAATTTCAGTTTTCATTATCTTCAATAAGAAATTGTTTTTCTTTCTGGAAATATTCACTCATAGATGATGATACATCAGGTGGTTCTGGATTTTTATATCCATTCCTCCTCATCCATTCATTATACATTGCTCCCATTATCCATGATTGAGAAAGACTCTTAGGGCCATTCCGTAATAATTCTTCTTGCTTTCCTGTGTAATATGGTAGAGATTCTTCTCTCCAATTACTATCATCCCAGTCTTTATGCATTACCAATTAACTCCTTTTTGTTTTTTCCAATCATTATACATCTGTCCATATACCATACCTTCATAAGCTCTAATAGGTCTTCCTGTAAGAAGTTCTATTTGTTGTTCAGATAATTTCTTTTGATTATTTTTAAGATACTCAGATTCCCATTTCTCAATGGTTGGTAAAAATACTTTCATTCTTTCCTCAAATGTCATTTCTTCCCACTCCTCATGATGATGTACATTAACAGCATATCTTATATTTGGTTGTGGGTCATACATATTATCGCCAGACAAGTTGTTTCCTCCTTTCTAGTGCGAACTACCTTATAACAGATTAAATCGATTTGGCAACCTCATGGGCGTCTTCCAGAGTCTTTATCTCTTGGTGGACCATCCTTACTATAAACTCCTAGTTGTGCTAGAAGAACCTGTAACCATATTAAAGATAGAACTAATACTAATAGTTCAAATACTGGTGTTGGTATCATATCCTTGGTATCCTCTGAAGTAAAGGCATAACTTCCGTCTCCACTTTCTCTGCAATCTTATCTACTATACTTATATCTATATCCATGAAAGGTGGAATGATGCCAAGTAACCGTAATGTTCCGTCAAGAAATAAAGCAAGACAAATAAATCCAAGGAACATACTAATGATAGTTGCCTTAAAATTATGTTCTGCCATTGAGGCTTCATCAATGCGACGTGCCTCTTCAACAGCTTCGGCAACCATAGCATCAACTTCTGACTTTGTATAACAAATTTTTTTAATAGTGTCTTCTGTCATAATTAATAATCGTATTCATCAAGAATATCAAGAGCATTATTAAGTGCCTGTTGTGCCGCCCATCTTTCTTTAGGTGTCCACATAGGATACCAAGTATGATCATCGATCCCTTTCTTTATCTTCATAAGTCGGGCTTTCATATCGATTTTTTTAAGTCTACCGTTCATGTAAGTTCTATACCTCGAATCAGGCCAAGGACAGGAAGCATATTTACGTGGAAAAATCATCAGAATTTCTTAGAGTGTAAACATATTCCAAAACATGTTGTCGAACTTCCATTAGTTCATTAAAACATTTTTGATTATGAGCACAAGCACGTAAAGTATTGTCTGGCTTATGAATTGATTCTATGTATAAATCAAAAGCCCTATTCATCTTTTCTGTTTTGGTTTCACCATCAGGTAATGTATTTTGATCTTTCATAAAATAAGAATTTAATAAAGATGTTCCTCTTGTTCAGTTAAAAGGGTTAACTCATCAGAAGTGGGTTTTGCCACACATGTGAGAACAAACCCCTGTTCTATTTGTTCCTCATCCAAGAACATTTGATCTTCTTGATCCACTGTTCCTTCTACAATCTTCATAGTACATGCAGAACAAGAACCAGCACGACATGAATAATTATGATCTAATCCTGCTTCTTCCAATCCATCTAGTATAGTAGTATCTTCATCACATTCAAATGTTTCCACTGAACCATCTGAAGCTTCTAAAGTAATAGTAGCCATGTTACATTTTTAACAACGCACTATTATCTATGTGGATCATATTTCTGTAGAACAGAATAAACTATCACTAGTGTTATGAGAGCAATACAAATCAAAGGTAATAATAAATGCATAAAAAAAATGAGAGGATTTTTAGTCCTCTCATTTTAACAAGTATTCGATTGTGTGTCAAGTTATCCAACAGAAGGAGCAACAAGTGCAACTTCAGTAGACTCTGCAGCAGCAAGGTCTAGAGGGAAGTTGTGAGCATTACGCTCGTGCATAACTTCCATACCAAGGTTTGCTCTGTTAAGAACATCACCCCAAGTAGGAACAACCTTACC